GATAGGTTTGCAGTTTGCCGTTTTCGACAACCTGAAATCGTTTGGTGTTGATGTCGCTGTGTAGCGCGATTGCGTATGCGGCTATGCGATCAGTCATGGCATAGCCTCATTTTGTCGTAACATGAGTAGCACATATATCCATGACCAATAACATTCCACCACGTGTAGCTATAGGGAGAATTATTGAATCGACGTTTGTTGCAGCGCGGGCATAGCTGAATTTTCATTTCTCCCCCCTTGCTCGGATGGCTGCGGCGCAGTGATCAGCCATATCGAATGCGGCGTCTGAATTTCCTTTTGTGGCTCCGGTTTCAATGCACACCTGCGCACATGCCTCACGCTCATCTGCTCCAGCGGCACGAACTTGTTCTTGTATAAATCTCAAAAGCGAGTCACGACAAGTTGGATTTTTCCAATCAAACCAAATCGGTTCGCAGATCACGTCTAACGCCAATCTGATAATGTCGTCTTTGTTCATTGCTTTTTCCTCGTATTGGTACATGGCTTTTCCTTTTATCCGACAATTCGTGCATCAAATTCCTGGCGCATGTTCTCGATGTACTCATCGCCAGCGCTGCACATTTTTGGATTGGCTAGTATTTCGCGGCTGGTGTAGACGTGCGCATCGCCCTCACCGTTTGCCACGTCCTGCCCCTCAATGACATAAACAGCCGTCCACTCGTTTAAACCGTTCTTGCGCTGCCATGGCACCAGATCCGGGTGCAGGACGTGGCTCTCACATCCAGCGGGCTGAAATTCGACGGGTATATCGTCGCCGTCGTGGCGCTCGCAGCGCCATGTGCTGCTTTCCTGGGCCGTGCTGTGTGCGCATGTGCGGCAATTAACGTGCTCGGTTGTTTTGGTTTCGTGGCAGAACTTGTGCGCGTCGCAGAACTTGCATTGATACCAACTCGGGTCAGTGCTAATCGGAATTCTGGCATACGGTCGGACAATGCGATTCGACGACCGCGCGCGATGTATCTCTCGGCCACCTCATGATCGTAGCGCAGGCGCTCGGTGTAGATCCGATCATCGTTTTTACAGACTGCCACATACAGCGCGCGGTCTATTTTGGTGCCGTGCATGTATAGCTGCATCTGTACAAAGTGCTCTGGTTTTGATTTCTCTACGCCGTTCTTTTCCAGATCATCAAACGATTTTTTGCTGTGCGTTTTGAACTCGGCAACGTGGCGCGTTCTGGGTGCGTCTGGTACTCCGTACTCAATAATTGCGTCAATGCTGCCGGATACATGCGCGCCAAATTCAACGCGCGACTGCTGCCTTCCAGTTCCTCTGACATCCATGCCAATGGCGCGCAGGTCGGAAACGATGGTTGATTCCTCCAACTGCCCGCGTCGGAATAGGCGCAGGATCCGGCCCGGAAATTTAGGCTGCACTGCCCATCGGAACGAAAGCCAAAGCCAGCGGTCGCACGGATGGCCTAGTTGACTGCAACCCATGTGTGGGCGTGGCGGCTCTGATAGAGATTCGTGGTGCCTGTCAATTAAATTACTTATGCTATTATCTGAATCGGGTATTTTCATGCCCGTCTCCCAAATGTTGTGCTTTCCCCGAGGGCTTAGCGGCCTCGGGGGTTTTTTTGTTACTTACCCTTGCCTGCCCATGGTGGCGCTGATTTTGTTGCGGCTGGCGCTGCGGCTGCAGATGCTGGAGCAGAGAATGCCGGGGCGCTGCCAGTAATGGATTTAAAGCCCTTCACCTCGTTCTGAGCGGCGTATTGCTCAGTCGCCGCCCGCACTTCCAATTTAATTTGCAGACTGCCGCCGATTAGCTGGTCGGTGTCGGTGACTTTTGCCAATCCGATGGCTCGCATAATCTCGCCCAGTTGCTGGCGTCCGATCTCCTCAGCTTTTGCGCTGGCGTTCTTGATATTAAGGTTGCCGAACACGACACGCCCTTGATGAGACGGGCCGGTAATGTCATAACGGACTTTAATGTATTGTCCAGCGCCGTCCTTTGTTGCGGTCAGTTCTGCCTTGTTAATGGTCGCAAAATACCAGCCAGAAGGCAGCGGATCATATGCGCCGCCAGTGTTTTGCGGGAGTTCGTTAACGTCGAAAGTTTCGCCTAAAAATGCCATATCAGTCTCTCAAAAAATATGTGATGATGAAAAAGATTTAGTTTAATCCGCCGTCACCGTAACCGTAACCGTAACCTTCACCGGAACCTTCACCGTAACAATAACCGTCACCATAACAGTAACCGGAACCGCCGCCGGATCCATAACCGGAACCGTAACCGGAACCGTAACCATAACCGTAGCAGTAACCGTCGCCGGAGCCTTCACCGTAACCGTCGCCGGAGTTATAGCCGCCAACAAATTCACGCCTCATTGATGCTCTCCCTAGCCTTTTCGCTGCACGGAGTTAACTCGCATACGCCTGTTAGGTAGATTATGGGATTCAAAATGTCCACCTTAGATTCGTTATTGATAAGACCTGTCTGAGCCAACCCGGACAGGGCCACACCAGCCGCCGCTTTCCAAGACCACAATCGACGGCTGTTTTTGAGCACCACGTTTTCGCCTTCCACGCTCACGACCTCACCAGCGTGCACGCCAGCGGCGTAGCAGCGGGCGATACAGTATTTCCCGATAACTGGGTTTGTGGCCGGAACAGCGGATTGCATGTTGTTAAACATGCCGCAAATTTGCTTGATTTCGCCAACGGTCAGGTTGTCAATGTTCATTTATTACTCCTTGCTAGTGATAGTAAATGATGGACGACCAGGTTTGGCCGTGATTGCTGCTGCTAGTGGTTTTGTAATTGACTCATCTGCCGCTTTCCATGCCGCCATGTTTAGGTCTGGCTTCCAACGGAACAGGCTGGATAAATGATCCGTTAGTCCAAACTCGGCAGCCAGTTCCTGCACTTTGTCGCCGTCAACCTTGCGGTCAATGCGCCCAACTATTTTGATGGTGAATTGATCGGGAGAGACGGTTTCCGTGCCTTCGAGGTTTTCAGATATTCCGGCTAACGATTTAATCCGGTCCTCGATATTGCGGCGATCTTTAACTGCTTGATTCTCTGCTTCCTTTGCAGACAACCACATTGCAGACAGCGAATTAAGATCGTCGGTAAGCTTTTCGGGTAGCGCCATGTTATTTGCCTCCCTGTATTTTGGAAATAATTGCGCCGAGGTCCGGCGATTCCCATGATTCAAGTCTTAACATTCTCATTCGATATCCTCGTCTCTGCCGCCACTGTCTTCGACCTCTTTTGCCCACTTGTCGAAAATTTTTTGCGCTTTAATCAGTGCAGGGTCATTGGGGTCAATAGCAACTTTCTGAATTATTTTCCCCAAATCTGGCGCTTCCCATGTTTCCAGCTTCCCGCTGCGATCTTTAGCCAGCCATAGACCATCGCTGTCACACATTAGGGCACGTTGCGCAACACCATCGGCATCACGCTCAACGCGCAGTGCTAGCACCTCATCAAAAAAATAAGGCAGCGCTTGGCCGGTTTTATTGCCTGGCATTGATGGCGCGTAGAGCACACGCCCCATCTCGTCTTGTGTTTTTTCCAATTTGGCGGACATATATACGTGGCGTCCGGGCAGGTCACGGAATGCGCGAATAATGTCTGCCATTTGTTCCTGCATCGCGCCGTAGGCTTGGCGTGGGTCTTTGGTTGCTTTTTTCTCAGCGTTCAGCACCACCTCGCCAAGCTCGCTGATGGAGTCCAGTGCGACGGATTTAAACCCTTTTGCCTCGTTAGATTCAGTCAGCCACTTGTAGGCCTCATGCAAATCTGTCATTGATGCGATCTCGATGAATGGCAAGTCTGCATCCTGAATCGATAACAATCCGCCTTCCGCAGATAGAACGATTGGATCGGGTAGCGTCGAATAATTAGGCTGGTCTTACCTGCGCCAGCTTGACCATAAACGAGCAATTTCACGCCATTAGAGGCGAGGCTTCCTGTAGTTTTTATGTTGATTGCCATTTTCGGCACTCCTTGATTTTTGTGCGCCTTCGGCCAGTTCCGTTCGCGCAGTGATTGAACTTTAATTGATTTAGGTTTAGAGTGTCAACACTTTAGCGTGAAAATTTAATGACAGGACCAAAAATGATGACATTAGAGCAGATTAAGAAGGCGCTTAAAGATCGCAGGCCGGGATTAGTGGCAGAGGCGACAGGGCTGCACTTAAACACCGTGCGAGATGTGCGGGACAATCCAGATGCAAACCCGACGTATAAGGTTTTGAAGGCGCTATCCGATTATTTGACGCACAGAGAGGCGAATATAAATGGCTGATCTCTGCAATATCTTCGGCGGGCCATGGTCACCGTCAGCAGAAAAGCGCATTGCGCCACCAGATGAGCAACTCATTAATGCCATTGCAGGCGCAGGATTAGAACCGCCTGATCATGTGATTTTGGACGGGAAGCTGCACCGATTCAGATCCGGCACCAAAGGCAGCGCCAAAACCGGCGACAAATCGGGATGGTATGTAGCTTTTAGCGATGGGATCCCGGCTGGCAGGTTTGGATGCTGGCGCATGGGGTTCGAGTCGCCGTGGCGTGCCGACGTAGGGCGGCAGTTCTCGCCAGCAGAGGAAATGGCGCATGTGCGGCGCATGGCCGAGGCAAAAGCATTGCGAGATGCGGCATTAGAAAAGCAGCATGAGGTTGCAGAGAGCACGGTTGCAACCATATGGAGCCAGGCTTCCGCTGCTAGTGCAGAGCATCCCTATCTCAAACGAAAAGGCGTGCAGCCACATGGAGCGCGTATTACTGGCGACGGGCGGTTAATGCTGCCGCTATTCGGGCAGGACGGCACGTTGTGTTCGTTGCAATATATCGACGTTGATGGCGGGAGAAACTATATCACCTTGGCGGGCAGACAGGCGAAAAATTCTGGATGGTCGGCACAATGGACGATCCCGGTACGCTGTACATTGCCGAGGGATTCGCCACAGCCGCCACGATTCACGAAGCCACCAGCAGGCCGTGCGTGGTGTCATACAGCGCGAGCAATTTGGTCCCGGTCACCGGCAACCTGCGCGAGATGTACGGCAGCACTCAGGATCTCGTTATAGTTGCCGATAACGACAAATCAAGCGTAGGGCAGCGCTACGCCGAGCAGGCATGCGCAAAATTCGGCGCGCGTATGGTCATGCCGCCAATTGAGGGCGATGCAAACGACTATGCGCAGGCAGGTAACGATTTAGCCAGCCTATTAACGCCGCGGGCCGATGACTGGCTCATCCCGGCAGATCAGTTCTCACAACAGCCGGCCCCTATTTCATGGCTAGTTAAAAATTGGCTACAGTCCGACGCGCTCATCATGGTGCATGGACCATCGGGCGGCGGGAAAACGTTTGTCGTACTAGATTGGTGCCTGCGCATGGCCAGCGGTATGCAGGAATGGTGCGGGCATAAGGTTAGACCCGGCAATGTAGTTTATTTGGCTGGAGAGGGACACCACGGCCTTCGTGGGCGCATCGCAGCATGGAAGCACCATAATCAAGCAGGCAGTCTCTCAATGTGGCTATCGCGCGATGGGTGCGATTTAAACACGCCAGCCGGGTATCTGAGAGTGGTTGATAGTTTGCGCACGCTACCTGAAAAGCCCGCCGTGATTGTCGTTGATACGCTGCACCGCTTTCTATTGGGCGATGAGAACAGCGCGCAGGACGCCAAAACGATGCTAGACGCCTGCAACCGGCTCATGAACGAGTTCCAGTGCAGCGTGACATTAGTACACCATACAGGCGTATCTGACGAGGCACAGCACAGGGCGCGAGGTTCTAGCGCATGGCGCGGCGCGCTGGATATTGAAATTAGCATTGTACCAGGCAAGGACAATCAGCCTATGCAGATTGTTCAGCGCAAAAGCAAGGATGCTGAAATGGCCGAGACGGTTTTTGTTGAGCTTCAGACAGTGGCAATACCTGGCTGGATGGACGAGGACGGGCAGCAGGTGACTAGCGCGGTTGTCGTGCAAACATCGACACCAGCCAAAGCTGCCAAGAAAGATGGCAAGATCGACAGTCACCGAAAAACCTATGAAAATGCATGGTGGGCATCTGGAGCAGAAGAACGCAACGGTTTGCCATACATTAGCAGATCCGCCATGATGGATTATTTCGTTCAAAAAATGGGCGTAAGCGAGTCATCGGCTAAGCAGTACATCAAGCCAAGCGTGCCGGGTAAACTTATTGCAGATTTGCTAATTGCAGAGATTATCGAGGCATTCGAGCATGGCTGGATTGTCATTGATGAGGCCCAGGCGAGCGCCATGATGATCAGGAAATCCGAGAGATGATTATTAGTTATCCACAGGTTATCCACAGCAGGATAGTCGGTAACTGGTAACTGCAACGTAAAAAAACGTTATTAGTTACCGGGGCAAAAGCAGCGATATTCGGTAACTTTGGTAATCCGTCTCTTTAGAGACGGTTACCAGTTACCAGTCGATGCAGCAAAATACTGTATCCAAAAGCAATGTTTCACGCAGTAAAGTTATCCACAGGAGGAATTATGAATCAGACAATTAACGTTAATGAGATGCTGGCAGGGCGCGAAGCTAGATATGGCACTTTTGAGAACCATGCACGCATTAGCCAAGCGCTAAAGGATGTGATGTACGCGAGGTCAGGGTGGGAGCGGCTTACAGAGGATCAGCGAGAGGCGCTGGAAATGATCCAGCATAAGGTCGCCAGGATTTTAAACGGAGATCCGAATTACCTTGATAACTGGATTGATATCTGCGGCTACTCGCAGTTGGTGGTAAATAGACTGGAAAAAGAGGGAAATTAAAAATGACAACAAAACCCTACAAAACCATTGCGGCAATGCTGATTGCGTTTTGCTTTATTTCTGGCGCTGCGCAGGCGCAAACGATTGTATGTAAGCGCCTGCCTAGTGGTGCGGTTGTGTGTGTTGCAGGATCAAGAGGGTTTTGATCCTGCACTAAAAATTATTTTATTCGTCGCCGGTGTTAATATCGAACCATTCAGGATTTAGTGAGAGAACGTGTTGTTTGCTGTCTCTGCTGATGTATTTGTCAACTAAAACCAGTCCTGGATATCCTTGCGTCATGATGGTGTTGCGCTCCATCTCTGCTATCTGGTAAAGCTCGGTGGGGATCTTGCAGGCTGAATACTTTGTGACGAACTCGTTGATTGCTTGCAGGCCAGCGGCGTTTAGGATGTATTGTTGAGGCATGATTTTTTGTGATGGTTAATTAATTCGTACCGAATGCATTAACCAACATTGCAATTTTGGCTTCGATAGTGAGGGTGTCAAATTCTGATTCTGACATCTCGGCACTGGTGTCGAAATATTCGCCCCACAGCGCGAAATCAGCGGAAATTTGTTCGTATGTGTATTTGCTCATTTTTTGCTCCCTGTGTGTTTGCTGCGTCGATGTGTGAACTATAGGGCATGCGGTAATTACCGTCAATAGAAAATGTGGGAAATTGTGTTGTTTTAGATTGTGAGGAGTGTGATTGATGGAAAAGAGGCCACTTGCTAATAAGCGCACACGCTCAGACAGTGAAGATCGAAAGCAGCTGGCTGAAATCGTTTTGAGTGGGATGCATTCAGGTTTGAGTTTGTTTAAAGCGTGCCAGAGGGCCGGCATTGCGCATAGCACGTTCATTGGGTGGGTGAATGAGGATGCGGCGCTAGCTGACAGGTACGCATGTGCGCGGGAAAACCTCATTGAGCGCATCGCTGAGGAAATTATGGAGTTGAGTGATCAGACGGTCGGAGAGCAGCCAGACGGTAAAAAAGACTGGGCGGCAGTGCAGAAGCATCGGTTGCAGGTGGATTCCAGAAAGTGGCTGCTGTCTAAGCTTGCGCCTAAGAAATACGGGGATAAGCTGGAACTAAGCGGCGATCCAGATCGACCACTGGCGATTCAGAAAATCGAGC